CTCGGAGACAAGTACGACATCCGAGTGCCTGACGCTCCGAAGTACAAGAACCGCAAGACGATCAACCGCATCCGGTCCTTCACGCGGACAGAGCACTCGAAGTTCCTCAGCCAGATCCCGAGCATCGTGGCCGTCCCGGCAACGGGCGAGATCGAAGACACGAACGCCGCTCAGGCCGCAGAACAGGTACTCCAGTCCTACACGTCGGGCCGGATGCTCCGTCGCCAGTACGGACGTGCGATGTGGTGGAAGGTCGCCACCGGCAACGGCTTCCTGAAGACGTGGTGGGACCCGAAGACCTTCGACCGCTTCAGCGGTCAGATGGGCGATATCGAGTACAACCCGATCTCCCCGTTTCATCTCTTCGTGCCGGATCTTCGTGAGCGAGAGATCGAAGATCAGCCCTTCGTCATCGAGGCCAAGACCCGAAGCTACGAGTGGGTCAAGCGCTTCTACGAAGAGGAGCTGAAGGGTGAGAAGCTGGCCCCCAGCAGTGAGTCCGTCTCAGCGACTCTCGACGACGTGCAAAGCAACCTGGCTCAGGCGTCGAAGTCGCACCTCGATAGCGTCATCATCTACGAGGCATGGATCAAGCCGGGAGCGACGAACCTCATGCCGCAGGGCGGTCTGGTCATCATGGTGGAGGACATCATCGTCGGCGTCTGGGACGCAGGACTCCCCTATCAGCACGGCATGTTCCCGTACACGAAGTTCGAGCACATGTCGAACGAGACGTTCTACGCCGACAGCCCCATCGTCGACCTCATCCCCATCCAGCGGGAGATGAACGAGTACCGTACTGAGTTCGCTGTGGCCGCTCGCCGGATGGCCCGCCCTCAGCTTCTCGTGCAGCGTGGCTCGCTGGCGGTATCCAAGCTCACGAACGAGCCGGGATCGATCATCCAGTACAACCCCGGATTCGAGAAGCCTCAGCCGCTTCCGATGACCGACATTCCCTCGTACGCTACGAACAATCTGGAGCAGGCGCTTCGGGACTTCGAGGATCTGTCGGGCCAGCACGAAATCTCTCGCGGCCAGGCACCGTCTGGCATCGAGTCCGGTACGGCGCTGTCCTTCCTCAAGGAGGCGGACGACTCGTACCTGACGCCGCAGTACTACAACGTCGAAGAGGGCTTCGAGAACGTGTCGCGGCAGACCATCGAACTCTTCAACCAGTACGTCGACATGCCTCGCAAGATCAAGGTCGTCGGCCTGGATGGCTCGATGGACACCCGGCTTCTCCAGGGGTCGGATGTCGCAAAGGGCCTCGACGTTCGAGTGGAGCAGGGGTCCAGCGTCGGGCAGTCCCAGGCGGCGAAGCAGGCCAAGATCATCGAGCTGTGGAACGCGGGCATTCTCACCGACCAGAACCAGGCCCTCCGCTTGCTGGAGATGGGCGGTGCTCAGAAGGTGCTTGACGTAGTGAACGCAGCGGAGCGTAAGGCTCAGCGAGAGAACCTGAAGATCAAGACCCTGCGTGAGCAAGAGATCGCTCAGCACGGTCAACAGATGGCGATGAACCTCATTGCGGGGATTTCGCGCGATCTCGGGATGCCCCCCGAAATGGCGATGAATGACCCGGAGATTCAGGCGCAGCTCCAGAACATGCCTCCCATGGTGCGAGCGGACGACTTCGATCTGCACGCCGTTCACATTGAGACGCACGACCGGTTCCGCATGTCTCAGGAGTACGAGGCTTTGCCGGATGCGGTCAAGGAGCAGTTCGACAAGCATGTCGAGCACCACAAGATGCTCCTCAGCGAGCAGATGATGCAACAGGCCCAGCAGGCGCAGTTGACGGCTATGTCCGGTGCTCCTGAGGACCCCGGTGCTAGCATGGGCGACAACGAGGTGGCGGCAAACGGAGTCGTCCCCGCACCTGACTCTCAAGGAGGGCAGTAGCATGGCCGACAGGGACATCTACTCCTACACGCCGAAGCGTGAGAACAACCGCATCACCGGACCTACCGTAACGGAGCTTCGTGCCGCCCTCTCAGCGGCCAACGTCGAGGAAAGTGGGCCGAACGAGGACCGCTTCCCGGACAGCAAGCTCCAGACGATGACGAAGAACGACATGCTGAACGCCGTGCGTGTGCACGACGTTGCGGTGTCGCACGTCGTCGTTTCTTGATCTGTGCTACCGTGACCTACAACTGAACACAATTTCGAGCCAGGGCCTCCCGAGTAGGGGAGGTACAGCAGAATGGAAGATCGAATGGACATCGAGGAAAACGGCCAGGCCGAAGCTCAGGCGGAAGAGACCGCCCAGGTAGAGGACAGCCAGCAGACCTCAGCCGAAACCGCACCGCAGGAGACCACCGGGGGAGATAACCCGGCATGGAACCCGATCCGAGAAGCCCTCGGCGATGTCGGCTACCACGCGATCAAGCCCCACCTTCACGAGTGGGACAAGAGTGCCAACAAGCGCATCTCTGAAGTCAACGCGAAGTACGAGCCGTGGAAGGCGTTCGAGTCCGAAGGACTCTCGCCGGACAAGCTGAGGGCCGCGTTCTCTCTTCAGCAGCAGATGGAGCAGATTGGCGCTGAGGGGCTTTATGCCCAGCTCCGAGAGGCACTGAAGCAGCAGGGACGACTCCCCGCTGAGGAAGCCGCCGCTCAGCAGGAGCAGTCGGGAGAGGAAGACGGCGAGGATCTGGACCCGATGGCCCAGGAACTCTCCACTCTTCGAGAGCAGCAGGCTCAGTTCCAGCAGTACCTTCAGGAACAGGCCGCTCAGAAGGAGTACGAGACTCACCGACAGCAGTTCGAGTCGAAGATCGACCAGTCCATCAAGCAGATCCAATCGGATCACCCGGAGTTCTCCAAGCGAGACCTTCAGATGATCCTCTCCAACGCGGCGGCTGAGCATGGCCGTACCGGGCAGGAGCCGGACCTGATGAAGCTGGCTAGCGATCTTGCCGACTACCGCTCATCCATTCTGAACACACCCCGTCCGAACGATTCTGCTCCCCGCCTTCCGGGTGCTGGTGGGGGAAACCTCGCCGGACAGCAGGTTGACCCGAGCAAGCTGGATACCAACGGTTCCGTCGAACTCTTCGCCAACCTCCTGAAGGCACAGCAGAGCGGGTAGGACGAACCCCTACTCCTAGAAAGGAACTCCCGTGGTCGCCAACATCAACTCGATCACGCCCATCCTCAAAGAGGTCTACACGGGCAAGATTCGTGACCAGCTCAACAACGATGTCAAGACGCTGAAGCGCATCACGCGCTCGTCGGACGGCATCACCGAGACCATTGAAGGTAAGTACGTCACCTTCCCGATTCACGTCGAGCGCACCGCTGGTATCGGTTCGCGCGCTGAGTACGACTACCTCCCCGAGCCTGACCGTCAGGGCTACAAGGCGGCTCAGATCAACCTCACCTCGGCCTACGGGGCGATTGAGGTCACTGGTCAGGCCATCGACTTCTCCGAGTCGGACCCGCAGGCGTTTGCCCGCGTGATCGACCAGGAGACCTCGGGCATGAAGAACGACCTCGCCAAGGATCTGAACCGTCAGATCTACGGCACCAGCGTCGGTACGCTGTCGACCCTCACCGGGGCCGTCGCGAACAACGCCACGTCGTTCGTTGTCGCGGACGCTCGCAAGTTCCGCCGCAACCTTCTCGTGGACATCGTGGATGTGTCGGCCTCGAACGCGATCATCCGCACCGTGAAGGTCACCGCCGTCAACAAGTCGACCAACACCCTTACGGTGTCGGGTGCAGATGGTTCGGCAGCGGGCGCCTCGGGCGACCTCGTGGTGGTCAGCGGCTCGCTGAACAACGAGATCTACGGCCTCGACGACATCATCCAGGCTTCGGGTGCGCTGTACGGCGTCACCGATGAGGTCTGGCAGTCGACGGTAACCAACCTCGGCGGCGCTCTCTCCGAGGGCGCGATGATCAAGCTCGTGCAGGACATCGAGGACAATGGTGGCGGACAGCCGACTGTTGGCTTCACGACCTCTGGTGTCTACCGCTCGTACTTCAACCTCCTGTCGCAGATGCGTAGCATCGTCAACACGCAGGAGTTCTCGGGCGGTTTCAAGGGCCTGTCGTTCATCGCGGGCGGTGCGGAGATCCCGATCATTCAGGACACCGACGCCACTCCCGGCACGATCTACTTCGTGAACGAGAACAACCTTACCTTCTACCGCAAGAAGGAGTGGGACTGGCTCGATCGGGACGGCTCGATGTGGAAGCAGGTTTCGACCAGCGGTGGTACCCGTGACGCCTGGAAGGCGTACATGGTTCAGCGCCACCAGCTCGGCACTGACCGCCGCAACACGCATGGCAAGCTGACGGGCGTAACTGAATCGTAGAGCCTGATTTTCTAAGGG